TAGAGAATATGACTGGTAAAAATGCCTTCTTTGACCAGGTTGGTAAAGCGACTGCGCAGAAGCGTACAACTCGCCACGCCGACACACCACAGATTGATACCCCACACGCACGTCGTCGGGTTTCACTCGTAGACTACGAATACGCAGACTTGATTGATGACCAGGACAAGGTTCGCATGCTTATCGACCCTACCTCTGCTTATGCAATGGCAAGTGCCGCTGCTATGGGCCGTGCGATGGACGATGAAATCATCGAAAAAGCCCTTGGCACAGCCTTCACAGGCGAGACTGGTTCTACATCAACCGCACTGCCAGCAGGCCAGCAAATCGCTAACGGTTCTGCTGATATGTCTGTTGCAAAACTGCGTGAGGCCAAGAAAATCCTTGACCTCTCTGATGTTGACCCATCAATCCCACGTTACATTGCTGTAGGCCCAGACCAAGTTGAGGCTTTGCTTGCAGATACTAACGTGACTTCAAGTGACTTCAATACAGTGAAGGCACTGGTACAGGGCGAAGTTAATCAGTTCATGGGCTTTAACTTCATTGTTACTAACCGACTCGCAAAAGCTGGCAACATCCGTTCATGTTTCGCATGGGCAGAGGATGGTCTTGCATTGGCAGTGGGCCGTGACGTAATGGCACGCATTGATGAGCGTAGCGACAAAGGCTACTCGACTCAGGTGTACTATTGCATGTCAATCGGTGCCACCCGAATGGAAGAAGAAAAAGTTGTCCAGATTGACTGCGACGAATCAGCTTAGGGGGCGTGAACGATGACTACAAAAAACTCTACTCTCGTAGCTAACGTAGAAGCTACCCCTCAAGTTGCTAACGATGCTTGGAACCTACATGGCGTAATGCGTGTAGCTCAGGGCAACGTGGCACTTGCTGCTGGTGACAGCACTGACAATGATATTGTCATGCTTGCACCAATCCCAAGCAATGCAAGCATCAAATCACTACAAGTTGGTTCTGATGCTTTGGGCGGCAGTTGCACATACAACGTAGGTATCTACACAGATGCAGGCGCTGTAAAAGATGAGGACTTCTTTGCTACTTCTGTTGCCGATGGCGCAGCATTAGCAGAACTACGTTACGAAGCTGCTGACCTAAACACTACAGGCCAACAGTTGTACGAAATGGCAGGCGATTCATCTGACCCAGGTGGGTTCTACTACATTGCGGTGACTTTCAACGCAACCGGTGGAACTGCTGGCGATATGGCGTTCATCATTGAGTATGTCGTAAACTAACAATGTGGGGGCGGTTCGCCGCCCCCATACATTGCTGGAGATAGATATGATGAAACCATGCGGAGACTTCCGCTGGGATTTAGAGGTAGGTCAAATAGCCGAGAGATGGCTAGGCGACATACTGAGTGGAAACACTATAGAAGTAAAAAGAGATTTTGTGGCTTCACGGACAGGTAATGTGTTTGTGGAGTTTTCTTGTAGGAACAAGCCTAGTGGTCTAGCTACCACCTTAGCAACACATTGGGCGTTCGTACTTGATGATGAAACTGTGGTATTATTGCCAACAGAAAAGTTAAAGACCATTGCTAGAGAGTCCTACCGCAAACGTGGCCCGTTTAAGGGTGGTGAGAAAAATCTAAGCATGGGCGTGTTGATTAGAGTTGAGAGGTTAGTGAACCATGCCATCAGTTGTTGATATATGTAATGAAGCATTGGACTTGCTAGGTGCAGCAACCATCATCTCACTAACTGACAATTCTAAAGAAGCCAGGTTATGCAATAGAAACTTTGAACCAGTGCGTGATGCCGTGTTACGCGCACACCCTTGGAATGTTGCGGTCACACGCAAAGAACTAGCCAAAGATGCCGCTTCTCCGGCCTTTGGCTTTACAAACCAGTTTACATTACCAACAGACCCCTACTGCTTGCGGGTATTATCGTTCTGGGATTCTAACGTAAATAACGAACTTGCCGCATATGATAGCAATGTCATGTACAAGATTGAAGGCCGCAAGATACTGTCTAATGAAGGCACTTGTAACATTGTCTATATCGGCAGAGTAACCAACACAGAAGAATATGACTCGCTGCTTTCAGCAACCATTGCACATCGCATAGCGGCTAAGCTTGCTTACAACATTACGGGCAGCGGAACTATAGCGCAGACAATGCAAGCGTTGTATGAACAAAGATTGCGCGAGGCTAAGTCCATAGACGCGATGGAGGGCTATCCAGAACAGCCAGTGGCAGACACATATACAAACATTAGGTTTTAGATATGGCCCGTGTATCCAGTATTGTTACCAACTTTCGTACTGGTGAAATATCGCCAAAGTTAGAAGGGCGTATTGACCTACAAAAGTACAATGAGTCTGCGCAGACAGTAAACAACATGGTTGTGTTTCCGTCTGGCGGTGTGACCCGTAGACCAGGCACATTCTTTGCTGGGCGTTCTAAAGACGGTGGCAAGGTAAGACTTATCAACTTTGAGTTTAGTGACGAACAGGCATATGTCCTAGAGTTTGGTGCAAGCTATGTGCGGTTCTACAAAGACGGTGGACTGCTAACTGAAGCCAACCAAACGATTACAGCTATAACACGGGCAAACCCTGCTGTTGTAACAATCAGTTCACACACGTTCACAAATGGTGACAGAATATTTATCAAAGATGTAGTTGGCATGTCACAAGTGAATAACCGTGAATTTACAGTGGCAAATGCTGGGGTGAATACCTTTGAACTATCAGGCGTAGACAGCACTAACTTTGATGTTTATGGAAGCGCAGGCACGGCTGCTACTATTGTAGAGGTTACGACAACCTATAGCGTCACAGATATATTTGAGATTAACCATACGCAGTCTGCTGACATATTGTACCTGGCACATAAAGACCACGCACCAGCCAAGCTTACACGCACCTCAGCTACCAGCTTTACGCTTTCAAACATTGATTTTGTTGATGGCCCGTACTTGGATGAGAACGACACAGCAACAACTTTGTACGCATCTGCTGCCACTGGTAGCGTTACTATTACAGCTTCTGCTAATACGTTTGCTAGTTCTGACGTAGGCAGGCTGATTAGATTTAGGGAAATCCTAGAGATTGAACATGATGAGTGGGCTGCTAGTACCAGCTACGCTAATAACGTAACAGTTAGATTTGCGGGGCATGTTTATAAGCAAGCAACGGGAAGCACCCAAACATCTGGCAATACACCGCCAGTCCACCTTACAGGCACAGAAACATACGGCGCTATAGATTGGGAATACTTGCATGACGAGAACGGTCATGTAGAGATTACAGCATTTACAAATGCAACAACAGTAACCGCTACGGTACACGCAGACCAGTATGGCAATTCACGTTTACCTGATAGTTCTGTGGGTTCTAGCAATGCTAACACACGTTGGTCATTAGGTGCCTTTGGCGGCGCACAGGGCTTCCCCAAGGCCGTTGGCTTTTACGAGCAGCGTTTGTACTTTGCTGGCACTACAGGCCAGCCACAGACCGTATTTGGCAGTGTATCGGCAGACTTTGAGAACATGACACCAGGCACGTTAGATGACAGTGCGGTAAACCTGACAATTGCATCCGACAAGGTGAACGTCATCCGGCATCTGTTGCCTGCGCGTTTCTTGCAGATATTGACTACAAGTTCGGAGTTTACGCTGTCTGGCGGCACAGGTTCTACACCCGTAACACCAACAAACGTCAACGTGTTGCGTGAAACAACCTTTGGCAGTTCTGAGGTGCGTCCTGTACGGGCTGGAAACAGCACCATTCTAATCCAGAAAGGCCAAGAGAAAGTTAAAGAGATTACCTTTGACTTGGACACTGATGGCTTGTTAGGCATCGACCTGACTATCTTGGCTGACCATATTCCGCGCGGCGGGTTGATTGATATGGTCTGGCAGCAGGAACCAGAGTTAATCTTGTGGTTTGTGCATAATGACGGGCGGCTAGTGGGTCTGACATACGACCGTGCCAATGCTGCTATTGGATGGCACGACCACGCTATTGGCGGGTTTACTGCGCATGCAAAAGTCACTGTTACTGATTATGCAAACATAGCGACTGGCACCACACTAAAACTGACTAAGAGTGATGGCACTAGCGTCACGTTTACATCTGAGGCATTGGGTAGCGGCGCACCAGCATCGACACTTGGCTTTAGACCTAACGCTTCAAACAACGATACTGCTGACAATATCTACACAGCTATCAATGCACATGCAGACTTTGTTGTGGCAAACCCTGCTGCTAACGTGGTTACAATCAAAGAAGTTGCGCCTAGTGCTGGCGGGTTGCTGACTATAGAAAGTTCAGACACTACCAGACTGGCTGCTACAAACCAGACAGGGGCAGTGGTAGAAAGCATTACATCTATTCCGTCAGGTGCAGAAGACCAGGTGTATTTGTCAGTAAAGCGTGAGATAGACGGAAGCACAGTACGGCATATTGAGTTCCTTAAAACCATTGAGTTTGGCGATGAGGTTGAAGATGCGTTTTATGTGGACACAGGGCTGACATATAGCGGCGCTGCTACTAGCACAATAACAGGGCTTAACCACCTTGAAGGCGAGATAGTAACTATACTTGCAGATGGTGCAACGCATGATGATGAGACAGTGACTGGCGGCAAAGTGTCCTTGGATGTTAGCGCGTCTAAGGTGCATGTCGGTTATGGGTACAGGTCTACATTAGAGACTTTGCGTATGGAGTCAGGCGCAGATGATGGCATTGCGCAGGGCAAGATTAAACGTATTCATGGCGTGACTGCACGTTTCTTTAAAACTGTTGGCGCAGAATTAGGGCCAGATGAAGACAACCTAGACCGCTTACCGTTCCGCGATAGCAGCATGTCTATGGATGAGGCCGTGCCGCTGTTCACTGGTGACAAGGAAATCTACTTCCCAGCGGGTTATGAGAACGATGCCCGTGTTGTTATCCGGCAGTCACAAGCGTTACCTATGACTGTGCTGGCAATTATGCGGAGGTCAAACACTTTCGATGCTTAGAATTGTGCCATTTAACTCTAGCCTCATTAACAGCATTGAGACTGACTTTGACTTTCCAGAAAGCATGAGGGCTGCGTTTGATAACGGGCAGCAAGTTGTAGGCTATGCAATCATGGGCGACAAGGATGTTGTGGCTGTAGGTGGTATACATGAGATGTGGCCTGGTGTTGGCGAGGGCTGGGTTGTTTTGTCTAAGCATGCACCGAAATGGAAGCTGTCACTAGCTAGGTATGCTAAGACACTGTTTAGTAGTATACTGGCGACAACGAGTTTACATCGTGTGCAAGCTAGTATTCACATGGGCGACCCAGAGGCGATTAGGTTTGCTAGATGGATGGGATTTGAAGATGAAGGTATCATGTATAAGTTTGGGCCAGACGGTAGCGACTATTACCGCATGGCAAGGGTGACGTAATGGACCCAGTTACTTTAGCAGCAGCCGGTGCGATTGGCGGCGGCATCATGGGGTACAAAGGCAATCAAGCCGCAGCCAAAGCTGCCAAGCAAACTGCCGAGTTCAATGCACAGGTTGCAGAGAACGAATCCATTATCCTGCGCCGCGCAAAGGTTGATGAAGAAGCAAACTTGCGTCATAACTCTGACCGTTTGATTTCAACCCAAAGAGTTGCCACAGCAGCTTCTGGCGTAGAAATGTCTGGAAGCCCTATGCAAGCGATAGCCGATGCGCACTTTAATGTGAACATGGATGCTTTGAAAATACAGTATGCTGGAGACATAGAAGCCACAGCAAAGGCGTCTGAAGCAGCACTTGCACGGGCTAGTGGAAGCGCCAAGGCAACGGCCTATAAAACAGCATCATATCAATCATTATTAGCTGGCGGTTCTAAAGCTGCTAGCCTTATGGCGTGAGGTAGATATGCCTAAAATCCCACTATACAACCAAGGACAAGCTGGCGGCGTTAGATTAGCTACGGGCGGTCTTGGCCCACGCGCCGGTTCAGAGTTTGAAGCACCAGGCCGCGCATTTGCAAGCCTTGGGCAAAGCGTAACAAACATTGCTACCCAATTTGGCATGGCTGAAAAAAAAGCGGAAACCCTGCGTGTTAGTAATGAGTCTATATCTACATACGGAAAAAACGCTGACGATTTAGTTAATAACCCTAAAAGCAAGACTGTTAGTGGCTTTGATATTGAATCAGGTCAGTTTAAAAACAACGCTATGACGGACATAGATGCAATGTCCGATTTGACATCAAGTCAAAAAGATTTAGTGAAACAGAACTTAACGCGCACTTTAGACAGAAAGTTTAGCATTGGGCGTGCCGCTGTATTTAGCAAGCAGCAAGCTGAACGTACAGATATAATGAACCAAGGCATTGAATCGTTGATTAGCGACTCCGTAAATAAACAGCTAAGACCAACCGTGATTAACGATATTAAAGGGCTTATAGATGCAAGCAAGGAACAGGGCTTAGCGATTCGCTATGATTTAAAAGGTGTAGAGTTTGAAATAGCAAAACGTGACGCATTGGCTGACACCACTAGCAACGCCATAGGCCTGTCTAAGCTTGAGACCCTCCGCGATTCAATATTAAATGGTGAAGGTGAGTATGAAAAGTACACTGCTGATGAACGGCAGACTCTAGCTTCAAAGTATTCTTCACGCATAAATTATTTAACTGGCGCTGCCGTTGCAGAGGCAGATGCAAAAGCGTCTGACCTAAGGACACAAGTGTCTGCCACTGGTGATGACGCGGGTGCAAGAGAGTTAAGCGCACTTTATCGTAGCCTAGGCCAGTTCTCAAAGGCAGAGGCTTTTGAGTCAGATGTGCTGGTTGGGAAAAAAGTATTTAACACATTTGATGCTATTAAGTTTTCGCCGCCAGAAACAGTAGATAAAACTCTGCGTGATGCACTTTCTATTGCTAGAGACCCCAAAGCGCCCCTCAATGAAAGGGCTGAGAACCTTGAGGTGTATAAGCAGCTAAAGACAAAAGTAGACGCAATGAAGCAAGCTATAGATGATGATGCTGTTGGTTACATTGAAGGCATAGAAAACCGCAGCCTATCTGTTGCCGAACGCATAGAAAAGCAACGTATGCTTGGCGTTGAAGAAAACAAAATTGTTCCATTTTCTATGCAGGAATTTAAGGATTTCAAGGGAAGCCTAGAGACAGACGACCCTATTTTTGCTATGCAAGAAATGGATGCTTTTTTTAAGAAGTTTGGGGAGTCTGCGTTGCCAGCGTCTATGCGCAATGGGATGACTTACGCCCAAAACATTGCTTTTGCTAACAAAGAAAAGCCACGCGCCATTGATTTGCTTGCGTCTACTCAAATTGAAGACTCTGTTATCCGTGACAAGCTGAAAGAAAAGAACATTAAGGAGACAGACGTAGAGTCAGAACTAAATGACGAAATCAGCGATTGGACAAAAAGCGTAATAGGAGGAACATCTGGCGGCATGCTAAGCCGTATGGGTGGGCCAGCTAGATACAATGCTGTCATGGAAACGGAAATGGCTGTTGGCAAGTTGGCTAAACTATATGTAACCCGTGGCATGAGTATTGGGGATGCTGTGAAATCAGCAGCTAACCTTGTTACTGGCAAGTATGTTTTTAAAGAATTTAACAACACCACAATAAGAATACCGTCTGTCTTAGAGACAAATGCTACAGAAATATCTAATTTTCTTGAGAAGCGCCTTGATGATGACGAGTATTTAGCCGGAACTGTGTTTTTCCAGCCTGGTGGACAAGAGGCTACGCCAGCAGACACAGCCCAATATATTAAAGAAGTGGGTTCTATGGGCGGTTGGGTTACTTTGCCTAACGACACTGGCGTTTACTTGGTAGACCAAACCGGCAATAAGGTTATTAAACGCGTTCCTGTAGACGGCAAAATGATGGAAATGCCTGTTGTGGTTGACTTTAGAGATATACTAGGTCAAGCAGCCGCTGCCGAGGAGTATGGCGTTGTAGATGACCAGACTGCTGCTGAGAAGGCCAAGCAAAGTTTAGAACAACTGAGATTACGCTAATGGCAAACATCTACATCCCAGAACAGCAAGACGACCCATCGCTACGCAATAATTATTTTAATTACACAAAGGCGGGTACTCTTGACGTTTTAGGCGCTACATTCCAAGACTTTGCGTATTATAACCCCGCCGCTGGATTAACTCGCATGGGCGAGTTTTACGCGCAAAAAGACAGTGGCAAAAAACTAACAAGGGAAGATTGGTCTAAAAGCGATTTGTTTCGGGAAGGCATTGAAGTTGGCGATGACGGCATACATGAGGGCGCAGCATTTTTACTTGCTGAAAGATATGACGAACGTGAGGCGCGGAAACTTGTCCTAAATCGTTCCAAGGGCGGCTTTGCAATTGGCGCTGCGCAGTTTGGGGTCGGTCTTGTGGCTTCAATGCTTGACCCTATCAATGTCGCATCAGCTTTTGTGCCTGTTGTAAACACAGCGCGATTTGCGGCGCTGACTAATCGTTACGGCAAAACTGGTGCTAGACTTATGACAGGTGGCGTTGAAGGTGCAGTTGGTGCAGCTTTAGTTGAGCCTATTGTTTTGGCTGCTGCGGCTGTTGAACAAGACAAAGACTATACCTTAATGGATAGTTTTATGAATGTTGTTTTTGGCAAAGCCCTAGGTGGTGGCTTGCATGCGGTTGGCGGCAGGATAAGTGATGCCGTGACACAGACGCGGCCTGACACCAGACAGGTATTAACTAGGTCTGCTGTCGCGCAATTAGCTGAAGGCAAAAATGTAAACGTCACTCCGATTGCACAAGCTGACCCTAAACTGCGTTCACAGGGGCTGGCTTCTGAACAAGTAAAAAGAGAAAGCGTTGGTTTAGCGCCTGGGCCGGATGTGGAACCGCGCCGTGTTGGCAAATCTTTGCCTGAGTCACTAAGACCCCTTAATAAAAAGCCACAAAGCCTTATGTCTTTTATACGCGCTGCGGGTGGTATAGACCCGACAGATGCAAATGCCGGAGATATAAAGGCGCTGTTGGACAAGTCTGCTTTTCGTGTATTTAAGAAGGGTGGAAAGTCATTAGATGATTTGGCCTTAGAGGCACAGGAAGCCGGATTTATAGAGGGGCGATGGGATTCTTATAATGATAGGGCTACTGTAAATGACTTGCTAAACGCAGTGGAGGCTGACGCTTACTCAAACGGTAGACTGTTTAGTCAAACAGATGAGGCCGCTGTTAAATTTAGCGAAGCCGAAAGATTATTAGAACGTGCTGAACGTGCCGGTGTAGACCCAACAGGTTTAAAGGATGACGATTTTTTCGCGGCGCTATCTGATGCTGAATCCACGCTTGACGCTGATTATCAAAGGGCTGTGGATATGGATGGCCTGACTGAAAAAGAGTTCTATGATTTGCGAGAAAGGTCATTTGAGGACATTGATGACTACCCTGAGTTAGACGAGTACAGGCAAAGGATGGATGAAGCTGAGTTAGAAGCGGCTGAGTTTGACGACCCAGAAATGGCCTATATGATGCGCCAAAATGAAGAACTTATGGATGATATCAAGTTTATGTACGAGTCTGATTTGATACCAGAACAGATTATGCGTGACATTAATGAGGCTGATGGGCTGATTGCTAAGGCTGAAGAAAGCTACGAACCAGCAACACGCGCAGCGGCTGAGTGCCTAGTAGGGGTAGCAAAATGAGAGAGTGTATAGCAGAAATTCAAAATGCAGCCCGTTCATCTGGCAAGGAATTGCTTGAAGATGAAATCATGGACATCCTTGATATTCTTGAACGCCGCCGAAGACAGCGTAGTGGAAGCATAAATTCGCAATCAGAATTAGACGACCTAGTTTCTGAGGCAATGGATATAGCAAGGCAAGCCAAATTTAATGCCTATATCGAAAAACGTAACCGCATGATTAACGCAAAGCGTTATGCCGAGGTGAAGCGACGGCTTGATGCTGACCCACAGAACAGAGGGGTTGTGTTGTCAGAAGTCATGGTTGGTTCTGCGCGTTACAGTGAAGGCGGCAGGCTTAGTGTTGATGCGCAAGGCCACGCGATTATGACTGACAGCACAGGCTTGCTGCTTGCTGAGTTGCAAAAAAAGAATTTGGTACAGTTGTTTGCTAGTAACCAGATGGACGAAATGGTTTACCGTGAGATGTTTGATGGCCTAGGTGCAACGGGCAACCCAGAGGCGCGGCAAATTGCTGAGGCCGTTCAAAAGGTACAGAAAAGCCTGCTGCGCAGGAAAAACAGGGCTGGTGCATATGTTCGTGAGTTGAGGAACTATGTTGTGCGTCAAGGCCATGACCCAATGCTTATGCGGGATGCTGGTTACGACAAATGGCGAAACGATATATTGCCGCTTCTGAATAGAGAAGAAACATTCCGTAATATGCAACCTGGTCAAACAGAGGAAGAATTTTTACGTTCTGCTTATGATGGGCTTGTCACGGGTATCCATCAAAAGACCAATGATATTTACGATGCTGGCACAGCATTTAAAGGGCAAGCTAATCTTGCTAAAAAAATGAGTGCTGAACGTGTACTGCATTTCAAAGACGGTACATCTTCACACGCTTACTCTAAAATGTATTCGCGCATGAACTTGTCAGAGGCCATTCTTAACGGCATTACACATGACGCACAAACCATTGCCCTTATGGAAACATTTGGAACCAACCCAAAGATGATGTTTGATAGGCTATTGCAAGAGGCAAAAGAACAAGCACCGGATGTTAAGGCGCTTGATAAGATAAAAGAGGGCAGACTGCGCAACCAGTTTGCTGAACTTGATGGAACTACCCGCGCTAGGGGTGCGGGAAAGCCCGTACTTATGGGCGTTGATTTTGCCGGAATAGCAGCCGGATGGCGCATGATACAGAATATGTCAAAGTTGGGTTTTGCCACAGTTTCGTCAATATCTGACATTGCGACCAAAGCATCGTTTATTGCGACTAATACAGAACGGGGTGTTTTTGCTTCCTACGCAAAGGCAATAGGTGATGTGTTTACTGGATTTAACAAGCCTCAACAAAAAGAGTTGGCTTATTTGCTAAATGTTGGGGTTGAGAATTTTCTTGGTGACGTGCATGCACGGTTTGGTGCAAATGATAGCGGCCCAGGTAAGATTGCAAAAGCGCACCAGATGTTTTTTAAGCTAAACGGCATGCAATGGTGGAACGATGCCCAGAAAACAGGGATTGCCCGCATGATGGCGGCAGACTTGGCTAATTACAAGGCTAAGTCATTCGACCAAATTCCAGAAGAAACACAGAGGTTACTAAGTCTTTATGGTCTGGGTGCTGACGAATGGGGCTTGTTTAGGAACCTGGACATGAAGGCTGTTGATGGTAGGCAGTATCTTGTGCCTTCTGTAGTTGATGATATACCCGCGCGACAGCTTGACCCTATTATTGCAAAGCAAACAGGGCAATTAGACATTACAGATGCTGTTCGCCAGGATTTTAGAGACAAGTTGCGTACTAAGCTGGGGGCGTATTACACAGATAGTGCAGACACAGCTATTCCGACCCCTGGCGCAAAAGAACGCGCATTGATGAACCAGGGCTTGCCCCGTGGAACAGTGATGGGTGAGGCTATTCGTTCTATAATGCAGCTAAAAGGATTCCCCATTACATACATAACAAAAGGTTTATCGCGCCAATACTATGGAAAACAAGCGGCTGGTAAGTCTGGTGCGCTTGGTATTGTCCAAATGATGATTGGTACAACCATAATGGGGTATCTAGCCATGTCTGCTAAAGATATTCTGCGCGGCAAAGAACCTCGCGAGGTATTTAGCAAGGACACCTACATCAATCCGAAGACATTACAGGCTGCGTTTTTGCAGGGCGGCGGTGCTGGCATCCTTGGCGATTACATTTTTGGTGAATTTAATAGGTTTGGGCAATCATTTTCACAAACATTGCTTGGCCCTACGTTTGGTGCTGTTGACGACATAGCCCGTATGTTTGCTAAGTTTCGTGATGGCGATGAGGTTGCCGCTGATGCGGTAAGATTTGGTATGAGGAACACGCCTTACATCAATTTGTTCTACACCAAAACTGCAATGGATTATTTGTTTCTTTACGGGCTAACAGAACATATGAACCCAGGTTATTTAAGAAGAATGGAACGGCGCGTTGAACAAGACCAAGGGCAAGAGTTTTACTTTCCACCAAGCAGATATGCGCTACAACCCTAACAACCTTTCGTAAACGCCGGAAATAAGGTATATATAGGCTAGGAGTAAAACATGACAGTTAGCAGCACCAACACCAGAAATAGCTATTCCGGCAACGGAACCACAACCGTATTTGCGTACACGTTCAAGATTTTTGACGATGACGACATTGCGGTTATTCTGCGTGATGATGCAACGGCTGCTGAAAGCACACAGACAAAGACCACGCATTACACTGTATAGGCGTAGGCGATGCTGGTGGTGGCAACATTACCTTTGGCACAGCCCCTGCTAGTGGCAAGACTGTGGTGCTAATTAGGGCAACACCACTTACCCAGATTACAGACTACACACCCAACGACCCATTCCCAGCAGAATCACACGAAAACGCGCTGGACAAGCTGACATTTATTACGCAGGAATTACAAGAAGAAATAGGCCGTGCGGTTAAACTGTCTAAAACAAACGAGATTGCAACGGCAGAATTTACGGTTGGCGCAGCAGCCCGTGCCAACAAGGTGCTTGGTTTTGACGGTAGCGGTGACTTAACAGTTCTACAAGAGATTGGCATATTCAGAGGCACAGACGCTACTGTAACGACTGTAGACTATGATGCCCGTGACCTAGTTAAGTCCACCACAACAGCGCAGCTAAACAACGTATACATTGCTTTGCAGGATTCACCCACTGGCACTGCGCTTACAAACACTACTTATTGGGCATTGATTGTAGACGCTGTTTCGGCAGCAACATCCGCCACGGCAGCGGCATCAAGCGCCTCGGCTGCGTCAACTTCAGAGACAAATGCGTCCAACTCTGAGTCTGCTGCGGCTACAAGCGCATCAGCATCCGCAACCAGCGCAACGGCATCAGCCGCTTCAGCCACGGCAGCAGCCCAGGCAGAGGCTAACACACTGGCTTCATATGATAACTTTGACGATAGGTATCTTGGGGCAAAGTCGTCAGACCCCACGCAGGACAATGATGGCGATGCCTTAGTTGCCGGAAGTTTGTATTTTAACACCACTGATGGCGCTATGAAGGTGTACACGGGCAGTGCCTGGGTAGTCGCTTACATCTCTGGTGGTTCAGTGTTGAGTTTGTCTGGTGGCACCATGACGGGCAACATTGCATATAGCGATGATGTAGCGGCTGTGTTTGGTGACGACAGTGACCTAACAATTGTGCATGACAGCGGTAGCAACAACAACATATTCAAGGCTGATGGTTACGCTTTCCGCAGCAAGGCCAACAGTAACCTAACAATGGAAATGTCACCAGGCGCAACGAAGTCAGTTACGTTGTACCACCAAGGCAGTGAAAAGCTGGCTGTACGCGCAGGCGGTATTTTGGTTACTGGTGCGGTATCAGCAACATCAGTAACGGGCGATGGTTCTGGATTGACGAACTTACCGGCAACAGGCGATGGCGGCATCGCAATGGCAATAGCGTTAGGATAGGGCAATGGCAAACGCATTTTTATCAGAGACAGATACAGCGGTAGGTACAGGTGCCGCAACGATTTACACCTGTCCTAGTAGCACTGAGACGACAATCATTGGCTTGAGTATTGCCAACATTGTTACAACTCAAATTACTGTAGACGTAAAGCTGAATGGCGCAGGACGTACTAGCGGTGCAGTTGACAATGTTCATCTTGTTAAGGCAGCACCAATTCCAGTCGGCAGTTCTTTGGTTGTAGTTGGTGGAGACCAGAAAGTTGTTATGGAACCAGGTGACACAATCACTGTGGAATCAGACACTGCATCATCTGCTGACGTAGTTCTAAGTCATCTTGATATTACATAAGGATTAACCAATGCCGTATCTTGGACAAAAGGTTCCTGTTAATTATCAAGCTACTAAAGCTGTGCAACGCTTTAATGGTGACGGTTCCGATACTACATTTACACTGACTACCACAGTATCTTCTGTGCAAGACGTACTGGTGTCAGTTGATGGTGTCGTACAGGACACAGCAGCTTATACCATTCCTGATGGCACTACACTTACATTCACCGCTGCCCCTTCTTCTGGTACAGGCAACATCTTCGTAAACTACCTAGCA